TATTGCCTTTGCTGCATTAGTTGGTTATGACCGTTATCTTAAACATAATGCTAAACCTGATGTACAAGCTGAAATGAAAAAGGAAATTGAAGATCTCCGCACTCATTTGTCCGGCATCATGATGAAAAATGCTACCAAGCCTGCTCAAATGCAGCAAGATTTGGGTAATAGAAGGTTCTTCTAATGTCAAATTTAGTCGATATTAAGGAACTATCTAAAGATGCTATTATCTCTGAATTAACTAAAGAAGTAAAACGCCTTAGTGACCGATTAGCTAAGCACGAAGTAGTGCCGGTTATTAAGATGCACTTAACTCCTGAAGAGCTTATTTGCATTGAGCAAATTAATATATTAAAAAGTAAGTCTTCAGATCGAGAACTTTCACTAGATGAATGTAAACGATTAGATCTACTCATTAAAAACCTACGTTTGATTCGCAATGAATCCATTGAAACGATTGATGCGACAAACCACAGCTCCATAGATGAGGCCGCTCTTGTCGCAATTGCCACAAATAGATTCCAAAGCTCTGAGTAAGAAAGCAGCTATTGATGCCTTATGGCGTCGTGCTGTATTACATTGGAAATTAGATAAAAATCAACTGGAGATGTATAAATTCTCCAGAAATACCGAACATAAAATCATTGTTATTGGTAGTAGCCGTCAGCTTGGCAAGTCATACTTCCTAGCTACACTCGCTATTGAAGAATGTTTACGTAATCCTTTTATTATCGTTAAATTCATTGCGCCTAAAGTTAAAGACATTAAGCGTATTATTACTCCCCTTATTCGGGAAATTACGTCTGACTGTCCAGATGAACTTAGACCCGATTATAAGTCCCAAGAAAACATATTTAAGTTTAAAAATGGCTCAGAAATCCAGCTTGCTGGTACAGATAACGGGCACGCTGAGTCTATTCGTGGTAACAAAGCTAATCTTTGTATAATTGATGAGGCTGGTTTCTGTGATGATCTATCTTATATTGTAAACTCTATCCTTATTCCAACAACTACCACTACCGGTGGTAAGATTGTTATGGCTTCTACACCATCCAAGTCACCAGACCACGATTTTATGCGGTTTATGGAGCAAGCGGAGCTTGAGGATCGCTTTATTCGTAAGACCATATACGATAACCCTCGCCTTACTTCTGATCAAATTGACAAGCTTGCAGACGCTCTAGGGGGTAAGGAAAGTATCGACTTTAGACGTGAGTATTTGGTTGAAAAGATTAAATCTGAAGAAGATGCTGTTGTACCTGAGTTTAATGCTAGCTTAAAAGAGCGTATTTGTAAGGAATACCCACGTCCACCATTCTATGATGCCTATGTTGCCATGGATATTGGAGTAAAAGACTTAACTGTTGTATTATTTGCCTATTATGATTTTAGGGCAGCTAAGATTATTATTGAAGATGAGCTTGTTTTATCGGGTGTCAAGATGCTCACTGATAATTTAGCCACACAGATAACGGAAAAAGAAAAAAGCTTATGGACAAGTAGCCTTACTGGGGAAGTAAAAGCTCCAACATTGCGAATATCTGATAATAATAACCTTTTGTTATTAAATGATTTAGCCGTGAAGCATTTTATGACTTTCCTAGCTACAGCTAAGGATAATAAAGAAGCGGCACTTAATAATATGCGTATGTTATTAAGATCTGAGCGTATTATTATTAACCCAAAGTGTAAAACTTTAATAACCCATCTTGAGGGTGCTCTCTGGAACAAAGCCCGTACATCATATATCCGTAGTGCCGACCGAGGTCATTATGATGCCGTGGATGCCCTTACGTATCTTTGTCGTAATGTCTTTATGAATAAAAACCCTTATCCCGCTAGCTATGGAATGGGTACGGCAGACTACTTTTTTGTAGATAATATTGAAAAACCTCTGTCAGATACTGAAAAACACATTAAACAGATGTTTACCCTACCCCAAGCTCGTAAAATAAAGAAATTTGGGCGTTAAATAACATATAGTACTGAGGTATAAATAATGTCTGATAACGTTTATTTCGCAGCTAAAGAACCTGAAAAAACAGCAGGTACCCTTTTAGCTAAAGCTAATACATGGTACAATCAGCTTCACAGCAATGGATACCTTACTAAGGTCCAAAATATGTGGGCAGCTTATCACGGTGCCTATAATACCGGTTTATCTGGTGGTCATAAAATCTCTTTTAGCGGTGAACAAGGTGAACTAGTTAACTTGGCTGTTAACCATCTTCGTAACATTGGTCAGCATATGATTCGAATGATCACTGCCAATCGTCCGGCTATGCAAGCTCGTGCTGCAAATAAAGATTATAAATCCCTAGTTCAAACTAAACTTGCTAATGAACTTCTTGATTATTATCTCCGTGAAAAACGTCTTGAAAAGTATCTTGAACGAGCGGTTGAATACGCTGTAGTATTTGGTACAGGTTTCATTAAAATGGAATGGAACGCCACTACCGGTGAAGTATATGAAATTAACGAAGAAACTGGTGCACCAATTTATGAAGGTGATGTACAGTTTGCTAACTTATCACCATACGATGTAGTATTTGACATGACTAAAGAAGATCAAAACCACGACTGGGTACTTTGCCGTACTTGGAAGAGTAAATATGATCTTGCTGCTAAGTATCCTGAGATGGGCGATAAAATTAAGGGTCTTGCTACTAAAAGTGATTACTACAAGTACCGTTTTGACATGATGTCTTATGAAGAGACTGATGATGTTGCGGTTTATGAGTTTTATCACAAGAAAACTGAAGCGCTTCCTGACGGTCGTTACTTACTTTTTCTAGATGGTGATCTGGTTCTTAACGATAGTCCTATGCCTTATCGTCAACTACCTATTTACCGAGTTTCACCATCCGATATCCTTGGTACTCCTTACGGTTATACCCCGTTGTTTGACTTGTTGCCTATTCAGGATGCGGTTAATAGCCTTTATAGCACCATTCTTACTAACCAACACGCATTTGGTGTACAAAACATCTATATTCCTCGTGGAGCAGATGTAATTTTCAAGTCTCTTAGTGGTGGTCTAAACCTTGTTGAAGGTAATTCTCAAGCGGGTAAGCCTGAAGCACTTAATCTTACTCAAACTCCCGCTGAGATCTTTAACTTCCTTAAGATTCTTGAAACAACAATGGAAACTATTTCTGGTATCAACTCGGTATCACGGGGTAACCCTGAAGCATCACTTAAATCAGGTGCTGCACTTGCACTAGTTCAATCCATGTCTTTACAGTTTATGTCTGGACTTCAGTCTCAGTATATTCAACTGTTGGAAGATGTTGGTACTGGTCTTATTAATATGCTTAAAGACTTTGCTTCTGTACCGCGTATTGCTATGATTGCGGGTAAGAGTAACCGTAGTTATGTTGAGCATGAGTTTAGTGGTGACGATCTTGGACAAGTTAACCGGGTAATTGTCGATGCAGGTAACCCTCTTGCACGTACAACTGCAGGTAAAGTACAGCTTGCTGAGTCACTTATTCAGTATGGTATCGTACAAAGCCCTGAACAATACTTCCAAGTTCTTAATAGTGGTCGTTTAGATGTCATGACTGATGATGCTGAACGTGAACTTCTTCTTATTGAGGGTGAAAATGAACGTATGGCTGAAGGACGTGATGCTCACGCCTTAGTTATTGATCAACATAGACTCCATATTAAAATGCACAAGACATTACTTGCTGATCCCGATCTTCGTGATGATCAAGAGCTTGCTGGTAAGGTATTAAATCATATTCAAGAACATATTGATATGCTTCGTAATACAGATCCCGGTACTTTGTCTACTGTTGGCGAGCAACCGCTTGGTCCAATAGGCGGATCTGCACCAGCGCCTGGTCCTGGTCAAGAAGCACCAAATAATTCACAAGCACCTAATATGCAAGGTGGTCCAGTAGCTGATCCTAATGCCCCCCCAGCACCACCGGATCAACCTGCTATACCTCAAGTAGACGCCAATTTATTACCCAATCCTCAGATTCAAGAGCAAAATGTCGGTAACTTAAAACAATGATAATTTATAAAATAACTAACATAATTAATAATAAGATTTATATTGGTCAAACAATAAAATCATTAAATATTAGATTTAATCGACATTTAAATAACGCTAAAAATCATTTAAATCATCCTTTATATAATAGTATTAATAAATATGGAAAAGAAAATTTTACGGTGGAAATACTGGAAAAAGTTAATTCTATAGAAGAGTTAAATTTTTTAGAAAAATATTATATTAATTTTTATAATTCTGTTGAATTTGGTTATAATATTAAATTGGGTGGTGATAATCACACTCATTCGGATTCAACTAAAAAGAAAATTTCAAAAGCTAATAAAGGACGAATAAAAACAATAGAAGAAAGATTAGATATATCTAAACGAAATAAAGGTAAACCGATGCCACAACACGTTAAAGATATATTAAAAAAAGCTAATTCTTTAAAAATTATAACAGAAAATACGAAACAGAAAATGCGAAATTCCCAGTTAGGTAAAAAAGTTTCTTTTGAGACTAGACAAAAAATGAAAGAAGCCAGTAAAAATCGCATTATAACCAAAGAATTAAGCCAAAAATACGCAACAAGCCCAATGAAAAACAGAAAACATAGTCAAGAGACTAAAGATAAAATTAGT